GCGCGGGTGGAATGTGTTGTTTGTGGGGGGGACGGAGGGGGGCGCCCGGGGGGGGGGGGAGGGGGCCCCCCGGCCCCGGGGGCGGGGGGCGCCCCGGCGGCGGGGGGGGGGCCGGCCGGGGGGGGCGCCCCGCCAGGGGGCGGGGCAGCCCGGGAAGACCGCCCCCGGGGCGGCCCGCGCCCCCAGCCGGGGGGCCCCCGCCGATGCGGCCCGGCGCGCCATGAACCCGAGAGAAAGGAGCGTACAAGTATGATCCGAGCATTTTATCACGAGCTGGACGGACCCGACGGCGTCACCCGGCGGCTGACCGTCAAAGGGCACGCGGGCTATGCCCCCGCCGGACAGGACATCGTCTGCGCCGGGGCGAGCATCCTGATGCAGGCGCTGGTCTGGATGACGGCGGGCAGCGAGGAGGTGGACTGCGCGGCGTCCGACGGGCCTGAAGGGCCCCGCATCTCGGTGACGGCTTCCCCCAGCCGGAAGCGGGAGGACAGCGAACGGCTGGCCGGCGGTTTTGAGCTGGCCAAGGCGGGGCTGGCCCTGCTGGCCGAGCGCTACCCCGACCATCTGCGCTTTGCCGACACCAGCCGCCGGGGCGAGGCGGGCATGGTGGACCTGCAGCTGTTTGCCCGGCGGGAAAAAGAGCGGGACCGCCCTGCAAAAGGCCCGGCCCTGAGCCGGGCGCAGGCGCGCCAGGCCGCCGCCGCGGGGACCCTGCACCCCCAGCGCGGCCAGGAAGAAGCCGGGGCCCCGGCCAAGCCTGTGGACAAAGCCCCCGAGAGACGGGAAAAGCAAGCGCGGCCCCCGGTGGAACCCATGCTGGGGATCGGGGAAGCGGGGCGGTTCATCCGCAGCCTGCACCGGCGCTGGGCTCTGGAAGAAGCTGAGATGCGCCGGGGCGACCCGAAGTTCTCGTTCCGGGAGGCGCTGAAAAAGCCGGCCATGCGCCGGATGATGCGGATGCCGGGAATGCGGATGCAGGAGGCCTACCGAGCGGCCTTTTACGACCAGCTGCTGGAAAACACCGCCCGCGCCGTGGAGCAGGGCGTGGTGGACCGGGTGCGGGAACGGGGCGTGCGCCCCGCCGAAAACGGCATCCACAGCCGGGGCGCTGTGGCCACCGGGCCCGACGTGGGCCGGATGAGCCGGGCCCAGCGGGAAGCCATCGAGCGGGAAGTGCTGCACGGCGCCAAAATCCGGCTGTGAAACAGGTACGGACCGGCCCCAAAGGCCGGCACACATACAGGAAAGAAAGGAAAAAACAAGATGAAATGGAACGAAACTCCCTTTGACCTGCAGCTGTTTGCCGAGGCGGACAACGGCAGCCTGCTGAACACCACCGCGACCATGAGCGCGGAGATGCGCACCTTTTATGAGAAGCGCCTCATCGACCAGGCAGAGCCCCGGCTGGTCCACGACCAGTTCGCCGATTACTACCCTGTGCCGGTGGGCGGCGGCAAGACCATCGAGTTCCGCAAGTACGACAGCCTGCCCAAGGCGACCACCCCGCTGGAAGAAGGCGTCACCCCGGACGGCCAGGCCCTGAACGTCTCGGTGGTCAAGAGCGACCTGCACCAGTACGGCGGCTGGACCCCGCTGACCGACGTGCTGCAGATGACCGCCATCGACAACAACGTGGTGCAGGCCACCCGCATCCTGGCCAGCCAGGCCGGCCGCACCCTGGACACCATCACCCGGGAGGTGCTGGCGGGGGGCACCAACGTGATCTATGCCCCCAAGGTGACGGACAGCGGCGAGACCGCTGTGACCAGCCGGAAGGACCTGACTTTGGACTGCAAGCTGACCCCCAAGCTGTTCTTCCAGGCGGCGGCCCAGCTGGGCGCGATGAACGCCGACACCCTGGGCGACAGCTATGTGGCCATCATCCACCCTTACGCCGCCTACGACCTCAAGACCAGCAAGGAGTGGATCGAGGTGCACAAGTACGCCGACCCCGAGGCCATGTACCGCGGCGAGATCGGCAAGCTGGGCAACATCCGCTTCATCGAGACCAGTGAGGCCAAGATCTGGAAGGACGACAGCTGCCCCTCCGATGGCGGCAGCGGGCACTACGCCGTCTTTGGCACTCTGGTGCTGGGCTCCCACGCCTACGGCGTCACCGAACTGGAAGGCGGGGGCCTGGAACACATCGTCAAGCAGCTGGGCTACGGCGACGACCCCCTGAACCAGCGCGCCAGCGTGGGCTGGAAGGGGATGCGCGCCGCCGAGCGCCTGGTGGAACAGTACATGGTGCGGATCGAGAGCCTGTCCAGCTATTCGGCCTCGGCCGCCGCCAACTGAGAAGGGAGGAAACCGGAATGGCTGAAGAAAAAGTGCGCGTCAAGCTGTTCAAGGACAACGGCCGCTATAAGAGCGATCTGTTCGTGAGTGTGAACGGCGTCAACTACATGATCCGCCGCGGGGTGGAAGTGGAGGTGCCCCGGGCGGTGGCCGAGGTGCTGGAGCACAGCCAGCATCAGGACGATTTGACCGCCGCCCGCATCGCGGCTGCGGAGGACGCCGCCGGCAAGTGAGGATATAAAAGGCCCGGCGTATCGGAAAGACCGGTGCGCCGGGCCTTTGCGGCACAAGAAAGGAGGCTTGCAAGATGACGGCAGGCGAAGCGATCGGGCAGGCCAGGGCCATGCGCCCGGGCTGCGGGATGGAGGAAGAAAGGCTGAAAGACTGGCTGCGCCGCGAGGACGGCGAGATCCGGGCCCGGATCATCGGGCCGGGCGGGGCAGACAAGGACTTTGCAGAGGTGGGGGCCGACCGGCTGGGCGCGGACGGCCTGGCCGACAGCGCCGTGCTGCTGGCGCCGTTCCCCTTTGACGGGATGTACCCCCACTACCTGTGTGCCATGATGGACGCGGCGCTGGGGGAAAACGAGCGCTATGCCGGGGAGATGACCCGCTGCAACGCCCTGCTGGGGGAGTTTGCAGCCTGGCTGCGGCGGAGCCGCCGCCCGCCGGCCCGGCAGGTGATCTGGTGAGGAGGGATGCAAAATGTATCTGCCTGAACTGCCCGCCATGAAGAACAGCCGCCGGCAGATGCGGGTGTTCGGCGGGCTGAACGAGACTTTTGGCTGCACCGAGGCCGAATACGCGGCGGAGCAGAACTTTTCCAGCAGGGATTTCCCGGCTTTGTCCACCCGGACGCCCCGCCGCAAGCTGCGGGCGCTGGACAAGGCGGACGGGATGTACCACCTGAACGGCTTTCTGCTCATCGGCGGGGGGAGCCTGACCTACATCCCCGACAGCGGGGAAGCGCCGGTGGTCCGCAGCGGCGTTTTACGCGAGGGCAAAAAGAGCCTGGTGGGGATCGGGACCAGGGTCCTGATCTTCCCGGACAAGATGGCCTTTGACACCGCCGACGGCACCCTGAAAGCCCTGGGGGCGGTGTGGAGCGGGAGCGCTTCGGTGGAGATAACCCCCTGCGACGCCGAGGGCAAGACCTATACGGTGAACCGGTGGGGCCTGGAAGAACCCGAAGACCCGGCGGACGGAGAGGTCTTTTTGAAAGTGACGGCGGAGTCCAGCCCGTGGAACGCCGACGGGGTGCTGGAAGTTTACAGCAGCTCGCTGGAACGGTGGACCGCCGTGACGCTGGACTGCTGCAAGATCAGCGCCGCGGGCATCGGGGCGGAGTTTGCGGTGTGGGACACGGTGACGGTGAAGGGGACGGCGGCGGCCGCGGCCGGTATGTGCGATGATCTGGACGGGGAAAAGGTGCTCTACGACGCCGGCGCGGACTGGCTGATGGTGCGCATCACACCGGGCGGCGAGCACTTTTACGGCAGGCTGCTGCAGACCGGGACGTCGGTTGTCTGGAGCAGTCTGGACGGCAAGAGCAGCCTGACCTACAGCTCGGAGGAGCCGCTGCAGTGCGAGCGGCGGGTGCCCGACCTCGACTATCTGACCGAGTGCGACAACCGGGTGTGGGGCTGCTCGGGCAGCGAGAACGTGATCTACGCCTGCAAGCTGGGGGACCCCACCAACTGGTTCTCCTACCGGAACACCGCTGCCGACAGCTACGCGGTGACGGTGGGCAGCGACGGGGATTTTACCGGCGCGGCCGCCTGCATGGGGTATGTGCTGTTTTTCAAGGAGAACACCCTCCACAAGCTGTGCGGGACAAAGCCCTCGGACTTCCAGCTCAGCAGCCTGCGGTGCCGCGGAGTGGCCCGGCACGCGGCTGAAAGCTTCTGCGTCATCAACGAGACGCTGTATTATCTCTCGCCGGAAGGGGTGATGGC